CCAGATACCGGGATCAAAGCTTTGGTTGGCACCGAGGTAGATGTGGGAGCATTCCTCGGCCCTGGCATGTGCCGCGATCGTCGCCGCACCATGCACGCCGACCACGAACAGCGTTTTCAGTCCGTGTGCTGGGGTATGCTCGACCTCCACGCCGGTGAAGAATTCAACGTTGGATTTCACACCGTCATTGTAATCCCGTTCCATCAAAAATCCTCCATTTCCATGCTGACCTGATTATCCGCATCCATGCCGGTGATGTTCCTCAGCAGTTTCTCATGCTTGTTGATGATATCCATGGGTGTCTCGGATGTCAGTATCTCGGGACAGAGATCCTTGAATTCGAGGAGATCGGGGGTGACATGATTGTTGGCTTCCTGCAGGGGCTGGTCCTGCCACCTGCAAGCGTCCTGTATGGCACGGATGTGCAGCTCAACATTGTGATGCATGGCGATGAGATACGAGAACCCATCCATGCTGCTGGGCCACTTGACCTGGTATCTTTCCTTTTCGTCGCTAAAGTTCCCACCAAAGTTAAACAGGCCACCGTTGCCGTGATCATGGGCAAGGTATTCCTTGTATGCATCGGACCACCTGAACTTGTCTCTGGCTCGGCCTTCCGGGGAATTTGGATACCAGTCGCTTTCGAGCTCCTTCTTGGAGAAGGGTATCTTCTTGTATTCCAGATCGTCATAACCACGGACGCAGATATCACCAACCGTGCATCTGCGTCCGATCTCGGTCGGCATGATCACGCCCTTTCGATCGTTGGCAATGACCCAGTCATTGAGTGTCATCTTGCTGTTCTTCAGGGTCTTGTCGTCAACGATCGGACCACCCTTGAAGCGCATGTTGTGATGGCTGTTTTCATATCCGTAGTACATCTGTCCCTTGGCGGTCATCACGAACGGCGATGCAGCATCAAAGCTCAGGGTGATTTCCGGATTGATGAACTGCCTGATGCAGCGTTGCAGGGTGGTCAATGCGCATCCGGCCTTGATCTTGCCGTTACCGAGATAGTGCAACCAGTCCCTGCCGTCAAGATACTTGCCGTCCCTCATGATGATCAATCTGCGGAGATTGATGGCAAAGTTGGAAGCCTGCACGTTGGAGAACGCCCAGGTTTCAAAGGGCAGATCCTTGACCGCATCCCACCAAACATCGCCCTCGGCCTGGTTTCTTCCCTGCAGGACGTTGAGGAACTTGGTTGCTCCTTCCTTGCGGTGCTTGATGAAGAAGTCGTAGTTTTCAAGGGACACGTTTAGGCAGTCCCTGAACGTTTTCATTCCCGGATGCAGGCTCTCTCCCGTGACCGGATCAAACCCAAACTTCACGAGACCGTAGGTGGGAACGTCGAGCACCATCGAGTAATCCGCGGTGTGTTCCAACCACCGCAGGATCTTCATTCGCATCTTGTCCTTGTCCAGTTCCCATTCCTGGTCGCTTTGCTTGTTCTTCTTGGTCCAGGGCCATTTCAGCACCCCCGTGGCGATCTGGAACCCACCGGAATCTCCTAGGATGATGGTCCTGGATCTATCCCTCTTTTGCACCATGCTTTCATAGATGTCGCTTTCGGTAGGATCTAGATACGCATGGCCTGCCGAGTAAAGCGCCGTTGGATAGTACATGAGCGAGTTGCTCGGATCGAGGAAGTTGAGATCCTTTCGATCGTTGTTTAGGCCATCGGGCAATCTATCACGAACGTTGTATTCCGGCATGCTGACGATCTTGGCATAGATCGCGCTGATGCTTGGGAGAAACACTGCCTGGTCATCAAACGGACTCAAATTGAGTGCATCACCTTGGTAGCCATTCTTATTTCTTGTGAAGTTCATCTGTGTCCTGTGCTTTCTTTGCAGCCCAATACTGCCTACGCTTTTCACTCATCTTGAGTTTAGTTTCTTCACTGTGCGGTTTTCTAACCTTTTCCATCGCTAACGCCAAATTAGCCTTGTGTTCATTGGATAGCTTCTTCCCAACAAACTGTGCTCGTTTGGCTTCTCGACGTTCTGGCGTCCACCATTCTTTACGTTTATCAGCTGCCTTGGCATGAGATTCGGCAGATTGTCTGCTAGGCTGTCCCTTTAGTGGACTCGTCTTACCAATATTAGCCTGACTTAATGCATGCCGATGGGCGGCAGTCTTTGTCTTGCCTTTTAGGCCGCGACTGACCTTTTCCCCGAAATCTTTTGGCTTTGGTTTGCCACGTAATGCGTTGCTGAGTTTAGCTCGAGTAGCTTCAGATGCAACGTATAGACCTTTACGACCCTTGTTCCACGGATCATGCCCAGATACACCTTCCCCACCGTCAGTAAGATTTAACAACGGTCCTTTACCTTGGTCGAATCTACCGATGGTACATATCAGTTCTCGTTCTAGATCAAACGCAGCCGCCTCCAGATCCATCATTTTCAATACCCGAATGATAGGTTGCACACCATTCTTTTGCCAGTGTTGGATTTTATTTTCAAATATTTTGTTCTTTGTGCCTTTCAAATGATCAAACATACGATCACCAGTACCTTTACCCACGTAAATCGGGCGATAATCAAATTCATAATCTAACGCTGTATGAAGCTCCTGATAATACGGATCCAAATAGATGTAAACATAGTACATACGAATCTCCTTCCATATGTTTATTTACCATCTATCACTGCTAATTATAAATCCAGATTGGTTTTCAAAAGGGTTCATGGTATCCTTACCTCGAGCCTAGAGTATGATCGCCTAGGTGGCCTGAGTCAACTTAATCTATGATATGAGGGAGTCTATTAACGGGGTCGAATGAACGTATCTGTCCATCATTGCCAGCTGTGCGTTCATCAGGTTCTTGATGTAGCCGCTACCGTTGGTGCTGAGTTCCATTATCAGCTTGATCCTGGATATCAAATCCGTCTTGTGGTGGAGATAGGATTCCCAATCACATGTCCATTTGGATGGATACTTGAACTCCGGATCATACATTTCCATATAGCTCAAGCGATCAGGGACCAACGGAAATGCCCCGCAGATCAACCCCTCTATCATGCTGATCCCATATGTTTCCTGCAGATTAGCCGAGAACACCATGCAGCTTTCCCCAAGGATCGAATGATATTCGTCCTTGGTCAGGGGTCTCTCTTGGCATACTATCCATTCGTACTCCGGCAATTCCACCGAGAGATCCTTGAATATCTCGAGCTGTTTTTCTGGTGCTAGGCGATGGGGGAAGGAGATGCGGGGTTTCTTTGCCATTTTTGAGAAAGGTTCAAGGACCCCGTAAAGGTAATCCATCGGCCATCCCGTTAGATCGATGCGCATGGAACCAATCAATCTGGATTTTATCTCATCAAATGTCGGTTCAAACGCTTCCTTGGTGAACGGGCCGAACAAATTCCTCACAAACATGTCCATATGGAAGCTGGTGGCAAACCAGTTGGTATCATAGGAGTACAGCATGGATTTCTCGGCATACCTGACCCATGGCTTGTCTCCGATCAACCTTCCCAGGAAGTCCTGGGGATCGTAGCTACCGGCATGCCACATGCCATGCATCTTGATCGGAACGTTGAGAAGCTCACTCATGTAGCGCACCGATATCGCCATGGGATTCCATGCATCGGTGAAAAGGAACTTATCCCCGGGCTTCACTCGCCCGTGCTGGAATTCAGCAGCTATGGTACCAAGCTGGCTGGCCTTGTAGATGTTGGTAGCACCGAAATCGAGGAAGGCACCGGGAGTTGGTACCGGAGGTACCTGCTCCCCTTCCACCACCACGATGTCGATGTTCTTGTTGATCTCCTTGGCCGCCTCTTCCAGCTTGGCCGGGATGTGATCGTACCACTGGCGGGTGTATCTGGTGTCGATCGGCTCAATCGGGACGATGTAGATCTTCATTTTAGGCCTTCCACATCAACCACGCACCATTTTCTCCGTCCTCGCTGACATCGATGCTCACGGTCCTGCCCGGATAGCGATCATTGATCCTTTCGTATAGATCCTCTGCCATCATCTCGCAGCTCTTGAAATCAAGCTGTAGGACCTTGTCGGCATAGAGCTTTTCAAGCCATCGCTTGAACTGTATGAACTCAATGTCGCGATCATTATGGGTCACCGAGATACCGACTTTGAAATGGAACATGTGCCTGTGCGGGTATCCAAGGAAGCTGACGTCATATTCATCATCGGTCATCAGCGCCGGATCGCTCAGTGCCGCTGGATACTTGTGGATGCCTTCCTTCTGGAAGGTCACATAGATCAGGCGCGAGGTAGGTTCGGTTGTCATATCATATCTCCGTTGTTTTAGAGATGATAACTTATGACCGATGGCTGATCAATTTGTTTTGCTTGGCAAAAAGGATGTGGCCAAGCTGTTCGATCACATAGCGATCCATGTTCAGGCACAGCTCGATCGCCGCCGGGAGGTCGTCCAATATCTCCCCGGTGACATGGCGTATGATCATCCCATCCGTCATGACATGGGATCTTGCCGCTATCGGCGTTCCACAGCATATCGACTCGGCGATGATGCTGGATCTTCCCTGCGATCCGTTTGGACAGATCAACACGTCGGCATTGGCATAGTAATGTGCCAGGCTTTCGGATGCTTTGTTCGGAACGAATATGACGTCGTTATACCTGGATGAGAGTTCCTGGAGATAGGGTCCATTTCCGACCAATATCTTGGTACCAGACGTTTGTATCGAGCAAAAATCGTCGAGCCTAAAATCTCGCTCAATATCACTAACACAAACCAGCATTGGTTTGCTAGCGACCGTGGATCTACGGCTTGAACTGTTAAAAACTAGCGAATTGATGATCATGGCAATTACCTGCCGAACAGTCCTCTGATGATTGCGAAGATCGATGATCCGATCGTCGATATCAGAGAATTCGTATCCTCTGACCAATTGAACCCGACCAGTATGGTCGATCCAAGGACGAACGCCCATACTTTTGGTTTTGAAAGCAATTCGATTGCTGTTAAGAGTATGAATCGACGCATGTCTAGATTATTTAGGCATGCGTCGACCCAATTAAAGCAGTTTTATCGGAAGGATTATCTCATCTCACCTTGGCAGGAAAGATGTATCGATAGCTACCAACTCCGGTATCGAGGGTGATCTGTATGGCGCCCTTGGTGCTGAATGCCATCTCGCACACACAGTTATCGGTGGCCTTGAGGACCCCTAGCACCTGTTGGATCTTCCACTTGTGCTGGCTCTCGAAGGCCTCGGTCCTCTCGCTGGCAAAGACCACTCCGCCCCTCTGGGTTGCAGCATCATCCTCACCGATGAAGAACCTCAGATTGCCGTCGACGATCTTCGGGATGAAATACTGCTCATATGACGCAAGACCGTTTGCTGCCCATGCAAACTGCTGCACGCTGGCCTTGGTCGGAGTCACGACGACGTCCCACTTTGGTTCAAGGAACTTCGGCTGATCAGGGACCAGCTGCTTGCTCATGAAGCGATAATTGATGGTGCTCTTGCTCTTGTTCTCGTATGCCAGCTCGGTTGGCACCTTTTCCGCGTTCTTGGTCTCGTAGATCACGTTAACCGTGCTTTCCTTAAGATTGAACTCAGGATCGCTGCAAATGGTCTGCAGGAGGCTGAGATTGCTCAGACCAAATTCTCCCTCGATCTCGGCCAAGGGCTTGCTGAACTTGCCCTTGAGGATCACTTCCTTTTCCTTTTCCATTGCCTCGACGAGGATTTCCTTGCCCGTCGCGGTGATCTTGATCTTGTCAAAGAATCCTGCGGTGGCCACGTAGGTGGTCAGGTCCTTGAGGTAGTCCTTTAGCGCCATGATAGGTCTCCGATCTTTTCCTGCTGTTTTTCTTCCATCTTCAATCTCATGTTTTCCGCGATGAGCTCGTCACTCCATCCGCACAGATGCTTGAGTATGAAGCGTTTAGACAAATATGATGGAGCCCCGTTGAGCGCGTCAACAAGGATCTTGAGCTCATCCGGAGTATACCTTTGGACCTGCCGTGGTGTTGTTTTGGTTGTCATCTTGTTCCTTTCAGAAACTGAATAGGTCGCCAAAGCTGTTGGCTTCCTTGTTTGAGTCTAGATCCCAGTTCAGCACGCCGAGAAGATTCTTGACCTTCTTGTCGATCAGCGCGGCCTCCATGGCCTCGTCATCGAACGGTAGCTGCTTGAACCATTCCGGGAGATTGAGCTCGTCGACCGGGTATGCCACGGATGTGATCCCGCTTGGGTTCGGTCGAAGCTTGCAGACTATCACCTTGAACCCATCCTGGATGGGCATGGAATAGTGATCTCCGTGTATCCGCTTGAGCCTGTTCCAGTTGATGCTGGCCAAGACGTGTCCGGGAACCATTGATTTCTTGTTGGTCTCGGTGCCCTTCCAATCAACCTTTCCCTGGCTGTTCATCAGGTTTTCATAGTAGGTGATCTTGTTGGCACGCTTGGGAGAACCCTTCGACCAACCCGGCCAGCTGCGGAATTCCTTGCGGAATTCCAGTATCTTGTCGAGGATGTCTCCCTCCGTGTTACCGGTCAGCACCTGCGTGAGGATGTCGCTGAGGAAGTCCTGCACGATCTTCGGAGTATCGCTGCGCTTGAGATCAAGGCCCATGGCCTTGATCTCACCGGGCTTGCCGTTGGTGTCCTTTCGCTTGCCTTCCTTGTCATATACCAGCACCGCGTAACGCTTCTTGGTGATAAACAGTCCCTTGGAAGCACATAGCTCTCGTGCCGCCTTGATGATCGCTCCATTTTCCTCGGGACAATTGAACGCCTGCTTCATGAAAGCCGGGAATGACTCGTTGGTCATGTCTCCGATGTCGTCATACAGCTTGCTGACGTTCTCCTTGGTCCATTCGAAGTCCTTGAACTCCGGAAGATCCTTCATTACCGGGTATGCGGAGAAGTAACCTGAATCGGTATCACCGTATATGCAGGCAATGCCAAGGTGGTTGTAGTCTCCGGTGATGATCTCGTTGATCTTGCTCTGCATGTGCTTGACGATGCAGCGCCCGCTCAGTGTCACGCTCTGCGCGACACGTGGATCATACCATCGGCTACCAGGATTACCGATAGCGCCGTAGAGGCTGTTCAAGAGGATCTTCTTGATCAGCTGGCGCTGGTCGTAGAAGTCTGCTTGCTTCTTGAGCTCCTTCTTTTTCTCCGTATCTGATTCCTCGTCAGCCATCTTGGCATACTTGCGCATCTCGGCCTGTAGCTGCTTTCGCTCCGCATACCATCTTGCCAGCAATCCCGGGATGATGCCCTTCTTTTCCATGGTGAAGAGAGTGCCGTTGGCCGACAGTATCAGCTTCTTCCCGCTCTTGAAGACCAGATCATAAAGCTCTCCGGCGCTGACCGTGGTGGTCGAACCATCCTCGAAATCTATCGTGATCGGCGTGAGGTCTTGGTTCATCACCTGGTTGTATTCCAGCGTGCCGAACATACCGTTCCACGAGTCAGCAAAGCTTTTCTTCTCAGCTCCCATCCTCTTGGTAATGAGCTTGTCGGTGTGCTCCGACCGGATGTGTCCAATCACGGTTTCCGGGCTCATGTTCAATGCCCGAATGGCGGACGGATACAGGCTGTTGATGTCAACGCCGCCGATCCAATCGTGCATGCCTTCCTTGGGATCGGCAACGTATGCTCCAACCACCCCGGATATGTTGACTTCATCGTCATCGTCGTCGCCGGAACTCCCACCTCCGGTTTCCTCCCTCTTGCGATTGGGCACCACCATCCCGAGGTCATGGGCCTCGTTGACGATGGCTTGGTCGATCAGCGCCACGGCTCCCATGGTCGTGCCAAGAAGCACGCAGTTTTCATGGGCGAGGTTGTTGCTCAGCTCGATGAACTTGTTCTTGCGATCGATCTTGACCAGCAGCATGACGTCCTGCCGGTTATACTCGATGAACTTTTCGAAATCGTTATTGTATAGGGCATCCAGGCTGCCCTCATAGTGGATCTTCTTCTCGCCGACCTCAAACTCGCCCACGAAATCCAACCGATAGCTGTGCATCTCGTGGTAGGTGTTCTTCCGGTAAAGCTGTAGGTAGTCCATGTGGATCCTACCTACCAGATCGTATGTCACGGTATCACGGCCATAGCTTTCATATTCGCGCCTCTTTGGTAGCTTGCCCCATAGGCACAGCTTCCTGGTCTCCTCCTTGCCGAGGACCTGCACGATGCGATTATGGATGTAGGGAATATCGAATCCTTCCGAGTTCCAACCGCTCATGATGTCGGAATCCTCGATCAAACCAAGGAATATCTCCAGCAGCTCCTTCTCGCTCGAGCACAGCACCGTGTCATCGAACCGATCGACGATGGTCTGCGCATCCTCGGTGCTCATGTTCTTTGGCTTGATCACCATGGTAAAATTGCGATCAAGCCAGTTTAGATAGACCGATATTGCCGTGATCGGCGCGAACGCATCGTCGGGGCTGGAAAACCCTCGTTCTGGATCAAAGTCGACCTCGATGTCGAAGAAGGCCACGTGGAGATCCGGGCTCGGTGCTCCCTTGTAATGGTCATAGAGGCACCTGAAGATGGGATTTATGTCGCTCTCATGCAGCCCGCTCTTGGGCAGCATGCTGGTCTCCCTCTGGAATTCCTTCAGCTTGTTGGTCTGGAACTTGTCGCACATCTCCCCGTGTATGTTCGGTACCTTGCCCTTTGGGCTGGGCCAATATGCGATGTATTTCGTTGGATGCGCGACAAACTGCCTCTGGCCCTTGCGGTCTCTCTCGACGACTAGGATCTGGTTCTTTTCCCTTTCCAGGAACGCATCAACATACATTCATACACCTCTTTGATATCTACGATTTTATGGTAAGACCCGGGCAGCATCAAGTTGCCGTGGGATTAGGAATGCCTGATATTTAGGTTTGCCAACCGGCGATAGGTTTCGCTGCTGTACCACTTGAACGAATCCCTGAGGATCTCGCCCATGGCCCTGGTTGGTTTCCATCCGAGGGATGTTTGGATCATGGTCGGATCACCGATGCTTATCGGAGGATCTCCGATGCGGCGAGGACCATATGAATATGGTATCTGCCTGCTAAACAGGGATTCCGCCAGATCGATCACGTTCTGCACGCTGGTGCCGACCCCGGTCCCGAGGTTCATCACATGGGCTCCTTGGTTGGCTGGTAGCCAGTCCAAGAGCCTAACGGCCGAATCCGCCAGATCCATCACATGGACGTAATCCCGGATGGCGGTACCATCCGATGTCGGATGGTCTTTGCCATTGACGATCAACCTGCCACCGTGGACCATGGCTTCCATCATGGAAGGGATCAGATACGGGGATCCGGGAAGCGGACCTAGATCATAAAGATGATGCGATCCGGCGACGTTGAAGGTGCGCAGGCTTACGCTCGAGATACCATGGGCAACGTAACAGTCCTTGAGGACCATTTCTATCCCATGCTTGGTCCTGGAAAATGCGGTCGGCAGTGATAATGGATGCTGCTCGGTCTTTGGCCGATCATCGCCGGCTGAATGGGAATACACCTGCGACGTGCTGTAGAAGATGAAGTTCTTGACGCCATGGACGGCGCAACACCTGAGCAGCTTGATGGTCTTGGTGACGTTTTCATCCCAAACATCCAGAGGATTTTGCACCCCGTTTTCCATGGACGGATCATCGGCACAATGTATCACCGTGGATGGCCGGCAATCCCTGATCGCCTGCATCATCAGATCGCTCGAAAAATCCTCATCGGCAAAGATGTCGCAGTATCTGGTGATGTGCGCAAGCTCCTGACCACGCCGGTCTATCATCATCACCGATCGATCGGTGATGGTCTTTAGATGGGCCGAGATGTGGCTACCAATGTAACCACACCCGCCAGTAACAAAGATCCAATCGTTCATATGGTATTATACAATCCAATCAAGTTGAACACCGTATATACCAGCATGAGCAACATCGGCCATGCGATTGACCTCATGTACGACGATGCTACCAGAGATAGGCTACCTATCATCCAGAAAACAAATATCCAGAACAGATTGATGCTACCAGGCCATATGCTGATCAACACGCTGGCAGTGATGCTGCTCAGCGTACCGATCATTTCAAACCAAAAGATGGTTCGATTTTCGATCCAGTCTTTCTTCCATTGTTCAGAAATCCTGGAAAACATGCGCATCAGGCCCTTCCGGCCGCCATCAAAACCTGCTCAACCTCGTCCAGTTCCTCACGGCTCTCGGTCAGCTTGTCCTTGTTCTGGCTGTTCTTGTATGCGACCTGGAGCGCCTTGTTGAGGACGGTCTTCTTGATCTCCAACTCCTCGGCGATGCCCTCGACGGTTTCCTTGAGGCCTTCCTTCATCGTCGCGATATCGGTCATGGTCTGTACTCCCTCGTCCAGGAGGTTCTTTAGGCGGGCCTTGTCAGCGGATGACAGTGAACCAATTGACATGATAACTTGCTCCTTTAAGCGCGTTGTGCAAGGAAAGCATTGTGTGCGACGGCGATTGCTGTCAACAAATCACCCGGGAGGACGCTCGGTTACATTCCGAGGGTATGCCCTGATACATGGACGTTGTTGTTCGATGCTTCCCAGTTGATGAGATCCGTGCTGGACCACTGGGTATATTGGGTGAGCGTGCTCCTGGCAAACGCGAGCCACATGACACTGTCATCGTTTTCAATGTAGGCTATGCGATCAAAAACGTAACCAGGATAATTCCATCGGCGGAGATAAAAGCCGTCCTGGCTGCTGTAGATCCCGTCGGTACCGGAAATCAGCAGGGATCCGTTGTGGGAGATCATGTCCGTTACCGTGCTGGTTGGGTCGATGTAGAGCTGGTTCCACTCCGTTTCCTGCAGGCTGGTTGATCTAAATATGGTACCATTGCCTCCCCAGTACCAGTATTTGGTAGATCCGATGGTCACCAGCTCAACGCTGGTGATCCTGCCCACCCCGGATGGTATCGAGGTTTCATTCCATGTGATGCCACCGTCGATGCTGTACCAAGCATCTCCTTGGTTCCCAACGGATCCACATGCCACCCATACCGATGATGTTGTCGTGCCATTGATTGGGGCCAAATTGAAATGCTTCATCTGGTAAAACCGGCTGTCGGCATATGGATGGGACCATATCATGCTCCACGGTCCACCCGCGGAGGTAGACGAATGTATCTGCGCGACCTCGCTATTGGCCGGATACGGTCCATAGCTATCCAGGTAAAGAACCTGCCCGCAGGCCATCCAGGCACCGGAATACCATGATAGATCCGTTATGCCAAATCCATCCATCACCGGTACCGTCGAAAAGGTCTGCATGTCCGTGGTAACGGCTAGGTATCCGCGACCGTTTGATATGGCAACATTGATGCCATCGGTCGCCATGGCGGTCGGAGAATCCCCAACGTCGAATGGCCGGACCGCATCATCCCAGTTCTTGCCATCGTCGCTTTGTCTCATCACAGGAAAGCTTGCAAACGGTTGATACAACACCCCCGCGATCAGGATCTTCTTCATCTCACATCCTCAGATATACGGTGATATTTACCGAAGGATGGACTCGATGCGGCGCACGTGATCGGTGCAGAATCCGGCAACAACAACTCTGAGATCAGCTATCCGATCCATGGCATCGGTCCATTCCGGCATGACGCATATCGACAAGGGGGTTAGCTGCTTGCCCGGATACGTCCATAGATATCCGGTGTTGGTGATGACCACGTCGTCGTTTTGATGGTAGAACAGGTGTCCTTCCCAGTGGATCCTACGGAGACCATACAGGGCGTCGATGTTCTTGGCATGTATCCAAGCGTGATGCGTGTCGAGGTAGCTTCGGCGATCAATCGACCTTAGCCAATCGAGATCGATGGGATACTGTGGTCCATCGTGACCGAGGTACCAATCACCATCGATCTTCCATAGATCGATCTCAACGTCGTAACCAAGCCTCCTTGCTAGCTCCACGGCGCCGGGAGTGTTTTCCGTTTCGGTATCTGGACCATCGAGCAAGCCCCGGTGTGCTATCAACAAAGTCATCATGGATCTCCTTGTTTTCAGCAAGGATACCACAGATGCCCGTTTCACACAATAATCGGATGGCCAACCAAGCCGTTGTGTCCAACCGGGAAGGCCTTGAAGGTCACGTCCGGAAATTCCTCCTTCAGCGACAGGAAGGCCTCAAGATTTTGGAAATGATCGTCAAACATCCTGGTCTCGGTATAATCACCGGAATGCAACAATCCGCGTATGACCACCTTTTTGTTAGCGGCCGAGCTTCCATGCCGCAGATTGCCTGATCGATAAACATGGACCTTGCTCATGTCCATTCCGTGCTTTCGAAACGTGTCAAGGAAAAGATCCTTGTCATCCAGATCCCTCCTGGCAGTGATCACCACCATCCTGGAACCTGGCCTCTTGCCGATGTGCTCGAGGGTTTCCTGGGCGCTCTTCCAGATGTTTTCTATTGGCTTGCTGGTCGTGTAAAACAACCTGGCATCGTCAAACGGGCTGAAATCAAACTCCTCGTTTGGACCAAGCTCGTAACCGTTGAACTCCGCTGGGCTAAGTTCCCGTGGCGGACCGTGAGGTGTTCGCACCATGACCTTGGCGGCGGTATGGAACAGGGTATCGTCGATGTCCCAGATCGTTAACGCTGCTCCTGGTCCGTAGTGATCAAGGGATCCATTTCCCTCACTTGCTTTCGACCCTTGCAATGTAGGCTTCGGTACCATACGGCCCTCTTCTTGATATTATTGTTAACGTCCGGATCATTGACGATCTGGCTAGCGCGACCACAACCAACCTCTCCGCCCCACTTGCGGGCAACGTAGTTTGCCAGGGTTGCTGAGCTTTGACCCGGATATATCTTCTTCCGTTTCTTTCCTGGCTGGCCGAGCCTGAACTTCTCGTCAATTTCTCCATCCGGACCGTCGGACTGGCACGGATCGATCTCTCCCTCTGGCTGCTCGACGCTTACCAAGCGCTCATAGTAATCAAATCGCTCGTTCAGATGATCAAGCGCGATCTCCATTGCCGCCTGTACGCTGGTGGTATGTTCCATCTCTATCATGGTACCATATGCCAGCTGGTCAAACACGTCATCGATCATGACTCCGTACCTGTATGCTAAAGCTTGCGGCGTTGGCGTTGGTTGGTCAAGTGGTCCTTGATCTAGGAAATCAAGCAATTTCATTTTTCGGCCTCTCAAGCGGGTTTGGATCCGTAGACTTGGTCACAAATCTTCATGTGGATATTTATGACTTTCGTGGCATGTGGTAACCATGCCCATAAATAAGTCCACGTTCTTTACGAGGAGGATGAATATGAGCGACTATTGGGGTTATCACTTGGTCCTGGATTGCGGTGGATGTGATCACGATAAGATCACCGATGGGAACAACATCAAGGAGTTTACCAAGGAGCTGGTGAAAAGGATCGACATGGTCGCATACGGCGATCCGATCGTTGAGCATTTTGCTGCCCACGATCCACAGAAAGCTGGATTTTCGATGATGCAGCTCATTGAAACCTCCAACATCGCGGCCCACTTCGTTGATCGCGACAACACATGCTACATCGATGTGTTCAGCTGCAAGCCTTACGAAAATCAGACCGTCATTGACACGGTCAAGGAATTCTTCGGAGCAAAGACCCTCAGGGTCACTTATCTCACGAGACAGGCTTGACCAATCCGTGGACGGATTGACGTCCACGGATTCCTGCATTGGATCAAAGCGGTCTCATCTCACTCGCTGGTGGCGGAATTGTCGAACGGCGGAACCATCGGTACGACCGGTGGGGATTTCTGCTGCTCGATCCTCAGGGCTAGATTTGCTTCTATCGCCGGAACATCCAGAATCCCGGATACCCATTCGATCGTTAGATCCTTGGTGATCTGATCATACGGAACGTAATCAGCCGGATTTGGATCCGGCATGGTCACCGTTCCGTATGATGAATCGACGTATTCGCCATCGATAGCCGTCAGCCGCCAGTGGACGACAACGACGACGTCCGTTAGCCCGTCCTTGCTAGGAGCGGTATCGAACTGTGAAAAGCTCCAATCATATGTTATAGCCATTATTTCATGTCCTTTCAATCGGATTTTGATTTGTTATCATACTTCGGATCGATCGGCTTTACAACCAATCTATCAAATTCCATCACCATCCGAGGACTGTCAACCGGAAGCTCGTCCGTTGGCCATTCATATGATACCGTGGTATGGGCGATGTATTCCGGATAGTCATGGGTACCTCCTTGGGAGATCATCCATTCATGCAGCTTGCATGCCATGGGAGCTTCTAGCTCAAGGGTCAAGGCCTCCCCGAGCTTCTTCCATGACTTGATCCGTCCAAGTATCCTAACCGGTTTGCCATCCAGCTCACAGAGATGTTCTACCGGCTTGCGGCTGAACAGGACCGTGCAGTGCAGTGATTTGCCGTCGATGCATGGGATACCATGATCTCTGCACCATTCGCCTATCGATGCCGCGCTGTCCTCGGTGAGCTCGAGCAGGACTATGGTGCCGTGCTCATGCCTTGGTCGATCCGCGACGCTGCCGGCATCATCGATGTTTTCCGGGCCAACGCTGATTTGCTTTGGATCAAACAGTTCCAACAGTCTCATCTTAGATCAATCCTTACCAAAATCCACGAACTTCCTGACCGGGCTGGCGGAATTTATGTGCTTTGGTTCCTGGCTAGGTGTTGACGATATCTTCCTACCGGTCACGCCCATCATCTTGTTTGCCATATCAACTATCTCGAGCTCTTCCGGAGCATAGCACACAACGGCGGTGTTTTCGTTCCATGCGCTTTCCTGGTCCATGGCAACCTCTCCGCGCCTGATGGCCTCGGCTGATGCCAATGCCATCAAGTATCGATATTGCGTGTAGGAATCATTGTTCTGTAGCTCTGGTATCACCACGGTAGGCGGCATCGTCGATACCAGATCCTTTCGCAGAGGTGCTGCCCGGAAATTTTCCAATAGTTCTGCTATCTTCATGGGTTTAGGTCCTTGAAAGGCCTCACCGGGCTGGATTTGTTCACCCAATCTGGTTCGCAGCTTGGTTTCCTGGTGAGATGCTTGGGATTCTTTCCCATCTTCCTAAGTACCGCCATCACATGATCATGCTCAGCAGCACTATAAGGGGCGATCCACGGATTGTCATTGATGGGGCCATTTATGGGTATGCCCTCGTTTTCCGGCATCCCGGCGATGGCCACGGCGAACCGATAATACTCGTAATATTGATCCATGTCCTCCACTGACAGGGACGGTGGCATGGTCTCCTGCACGCCGCTGGCTATCTCGGCCTTGTTGGAAGACTCTAACAACTCCCGTATCTTCATGGAATGACCCTGGACATCATCGATTATTTATGGTTGGGTCACCGTTACCGGTCAAGACCCCTTGAGAATGATGGCCCGATTGATCATGCGCTCAACTAAATCAGCATCATAGCCCTCGGCCTTGAGCCTCTTGGTTATGGCCACCCACGCCTTGTCCCCCATGCCCGGGCTCATGGTCTCGTACATCTCCATGACATGCGCCGACCTGATCTGATCATCCATGTCGTCATCGGTTTCATTGGTGCGATGCTTTAGCATGGTGTATGCGATTATAGCCACCACCGGTATGATGATCTCCAACCGTCCGGTCTGTGTTATCCCGTTGATCGCGGTCTTCACGGTGGTGTCGATCGCATGCCTGGCCTTGTCGGCCATCTTTGGATCAAGATTGGGCAGTATCTTCTTCATGACGCGATCCACGATCTTGGTGATCGCGTGTGGTTCCTTGAGGCTTTCCTGATCCGGATATTCATCTATCGCGAGGGATATCTGTGTGGCGAGGTCGATGTAAGCGGCCTTTGCCTGTCCAATGCTGATGTTGCTTGGCAAGCGGTCGAATATGTAGGTCTTGCCCTTGTTCCACCAGCTTGCGGCTAGATCCCGCAGGCCCTCATCCACCATTGTTTCGGAACTTTCCTCCATCTCGTCGGCCGTTGACTTTTCCTCGATCTGGTTGATGCCAACT